TAGCACTCTTCGTAAATCGAGCGCCATAAATCCTTACGCGAATCTGCTAATTCTGCACGTTTTAAAACGTGTGCTACCGGCATTTTCTTCATTTTTTACTTTCCTTCATTCGTTTATATCGTGCCGAAAGCGTTGCCGCTTTCTTTTTTGCATCTGCCGTAGAGCTGGCACCCCAAGCCCGAAGTGATAAAAGTTTCCTGGTTGGTCGTCCCTTCTCATCAAAATCAGGTCCAGCATTACCAGCCATCCTGGCCAGGAATGATGCCTTGCGGCGTAACTGCTCCGGTCCCGCTGGAGTACCTTTAACCGGTGCTTTTAAATTCGATCCTTCGGTACGTTTATAAAACGCACGTCCAGCCGCATTTAATCCGCCACTAGGGTTTTGGTACTTTTTCAGCGGCATTACATATACTCGCGCTTGCGTTTCATCTTCTTGGCCATCTCTTCTTTATGTTCAATCTCGACACGGCCTTTAACCTGGGCGGCATAGCGACGTGCGGCCGCCATTCCGGACTTGGTGTACGCAAACTCTTTTAGCTTATTGCCCTTTTTGTCATAGACTTCCGGCATGATTAGCTCTCCATTGTGTTGGTGCCGCCAGCTCCTAGCGATTCAGGTGTGATACCTAGAGCTGGATTTTGACGTTCCTGGCTAAAAAGCAAACGCATACCGCCAGTTTGACGGGCGCGCTTAGTTGCCCGGAGACGATCTTGTTGCGCTTTCTCCTGTGCCGCCAGGCGCTCTTCTTGTTTCTTCTGATTGGCCGCGATCGCTGGATCCGGTTCCGGTGGTGCTTGTGGCGCTGGGATTGATGGTCCGCCAAATAATCCGCCCATGGTGTTCTCCTTACGCTAAAGTGTTTTGACCAGGACCAGCTCCGCCGCCCAAAGTCGTTTGATCTTGTCCGAGACCAGCAGAGCGCTCCTGGCTAAACAATAACCGGGTACCCATACGGCGACGGGCGCGGGTATTGGCCGCTACTTTTGTCTCTTCGGAAGTTGCTTTTACTGGTTCCGGTTCTGCCGATTTTACTTTTCCGGATTCTGCTACTTGTGCCGCGGCTTGTGATACTGGGTTGTTGTAACTACCCCCGCCCCCGCTAAATACTCCGCCCATGATTTAATCTCCTATACATAAAATGCGAATCACCGGTAGGGCCAAAGGCCATCATCTCCGATTCCTTTTCGAAGTATAAGAACTCTGCCCATTTTTGCGCGCGTACATTTGACGAACGCACGATAATTTGAATGCGCCGTAGTTGCATGGTGGTTTCGGCCCAGGAGAAAAACTGCCTGGCACAACGGCACAATGGTATCGCCACGGTATCAATATCCTTATCCGGGATCATCCAAGCCTCGGCAAGCCCTGGCCAAATCGGAATAATGCCAAACGAAAGCATGGGTTTGCCGTAATAGAGACCAGTAAACGATGGCCCCATGTGGGTTTGATTCTTTAATCGGTCCAGCCAGTCCGGAATATGCGCCCTGGAATCGAGATCATGCTCATTAAGATTCATCAAAGCAAGGTGTCCGTAGAAAAAAGGGACGATCTTACCCCCTTCCGGTAGTCGGACTTGTGATGTAAAACCAGTTGTATCTATCATAACTCTAATGGGTCCAGGCCAAACTCATCGGCCACGGCCTTGCACCTCTGTTTGAACACTTTATCGTGATGGTTCCATCGTTCCCTGGCGTGCGCCCATCTACTCATGTGGACCGATTCATGGCATAGCACCCTAAAAACGGTCATAAAATGGCCGCAAAGCATTCGCGATATTTGGATCGTATGCTCGTAGTCCCCGCCCTCGTCGTATAGGTAGTAACCATAGGCATGGGGGTCATCAATCACCTCAAACTTAATGGCTTCGGGCAATGGCATATTCCAACGCGCAAAAGGTTCGCAACAGTAGATTGTTGCGTATAGGTTGCGGAGAATGGCCGGGGTCAAATTCATAACGCCTAAAGAATATCAAAATCAAAGTCGGCCGTGTATTGTTTTGATTCTGCGCCGTAATTCATACCGCTCCTGGTCAGGCGTTTATATTCCCCGCCCCCTAGCATCAAGTACGAAAACGCGTCGCCCACGTGCGAATGCTGGTTTTTATTCGGTGCATCCCTAAATCTTTCCTCGCCTGGCACCCCTACTCGTTTAAAATGATAGCCACCAGCAAGCGCCTTCCGTAATTTTGGACACGTGCGCGCCACTCTCAGACCCGGTTTTCGATCGATCAGCCGTATCATGGGCGCGGCGCCAGCTTCACGACGTACTCCAAAATCATTGGTTGGCGCGGGTTGGACCTTGGTAAAACCCAAGGTACGCAAGTGATCGAATGCCGTTGTCTCGAAGATCGGATCGCGCGCCTGGCCGGCCGGATCGCCCGTCAAGATTACCTCGGCCTTCGGGTACTTCATGTTGAGTTGTTGTAAGAGCATCTGTCCAAAACGTTGAAGGCCCATATCCTCGGTGACAATCTCTTCCAGGATGTTCCAGGCGCCGGACGGCAAGCGTTGTCCGATAACCGCCGCGGGCGTCAAACCAAAGTCGCATCCGATTAGCAAGGGTAACTCCGGCACAAAGGTTAACGAATCCTCGACCATCGTCGAATCGTCGTACTCCGCCCATACGGCCTTACCTTCCTGGACGTACACGTATTGCGCGCCGACGTAGCAACGAATCCAGTCCAGGTTCTTGCCGCCAAGTTGTTGCTCATAGTAGCCAAGCGGCAAGTTTTTAACGTTCTCGGCCTTCGGGTTTTCGAGCCAATGCTTGCCGGCCGCATAGATCGCGCCCGCCGTATCGGCCGGGACCTCGATCATGCCGCCTGGTTGCGTATAAAAATTCCACTTGTATTTGCCCTTGACCGGTTCCTTTTCGGCCAGGCGATACCACCAGCCGTCATCGTCGGGCGGGTTTGTGTCCGCCCATATTCCGCGCCAGGTGCATCCGCCGTGGGTTTTACTTGGGTATCGTCCGACACGGGCCGTCAATCCCTGGATCACGGCAAGCGGCAATTCGCGGGCCTCGTTGCACCAGCCGCCGGTGACTTCCAGGGACAAGAGCTTGCGTACCGACTTGGTATCGTCAAGTGCCAGGAAGATTACTTCACAATCTAACCCTGGCACCCCGTCGCGGGATGGCAGTTGCAGATGGTGAGTAATCGGCGGGGACCAGCGAATCGGACCCCAAATATGCTCCGGGAATATTTCAAGCCAGGTTCGAATCGTGGTGGTCCGAAGTTCCCCGTAGGTATTTCGAATGACCACGAATCGTGTGTAACGAATATTATCCACCGGGGAAGGCGCTTGCCGCACCGCGCGCAAGAGTATCTCGGACGCGCATCCGTACGATTTCCCGGAGCCGACCGGTCCCATAAGACCGCGAAAAAAAGAATCGTCAGATAAAAATCGCGAAGTCGTCGGACTTGTCGAGAAGTCCAGGTTGAGATCCCCCAGCGCATCTAACTCATTCCCCGTTTGACGGTTCCTTCCCGTCGCGCCCATTTTCCTCGGCATAGATTACCTCTTCCACTTTTGATAAATTCAATTTGATTCCGATCATCGTCGGGCGATTGCTCTCTTCTTGTTGCTGGTCCATCATTCCTGTCGCGCGGGCCAGCATACGCAAGGCGCCCAGTTTGTCGTGCATCTCGACCTCGATCGAGCTACCGTACTTGCCAGGTGTGATCTTGACCTTCTTGATCGCTTTACGTACGTGCGGCGCAAGAGTATCGCTCGCGTTGAGTACGGCCACGTTTCCGGTCCACGATATAACATCTGTTATATCCGCCTGGGCAATGTGGCCAAGTTCATTCGATACTTTCTCCTGGTTCTCCGGCGACGCAAGTAAAGCACGTGCCTGGCGAGTTGTGAGTTTAGTCATCTTCTACCATCCTCTCCACCGTTGAAAAACGTGTCTCGCAAGCCAGGCATTGGCGACGGCGTTCGTTGTAATAAAACTCCTCATTCGGATCCCAATACATTCTCGTTTCCAGGACTTCTGTCTTAGAAAAATAATTGCCACCCTCGTCCACGCAAAACTGGCAAATCATTTCAGGCTTACCTCGATTAGCTTGTCCAGGTAATGGCGGGCCTTCCTAAGATCCTCGATGCCACCTTTATCTTTCCATCGCGACACGTATTTAACGACGTTGCCTTCCAGGTAGCCAAGCTCATTCGAAATAATGTAATCCCAGGGCTGGATCGCCTTGCTGGTGTAGTGGGTGCCGCCGACTTGATTGTTATTCGCTTGATCCATACGCGTCCTTTTCTAAAAGTTTTTTAACGGCCTTGGCTTCTCTCGTTAACTCCTGATAATCATCAACGCGCTCCGCGCAAATAATGAGCCGTTTTACTGATTGCGCCAGCTCCAAATAATGAGCGCACCAAAACTCGCATCGTTTTTCCCAATACCTATTTTCTATGTCTGTGTTATTTTCCATCGTTGTATTAAAAATTACTATCAAAAGTTAAATGCCATATAAAAATCCAATCGTTCGCCGCCAAAAGAATGCCGAGGCTAACAAGCGTTGGTACCAAAGAAATAAAGAAAAGCACATGGCCGGTACGGCCGCGAATAAACGCAATGCCAGGGCCTTGTGGGCCGAGTTTAAGGCGACGCAAGATTGTTTTCATTGCGGGTTCTCGCATCCCGCGGTTATCGATTTCCATCACGTGATCCGGGGCAAGGGCAAACGTGCTGTGAATGAGCTTGCCAAGAGTGGTGCGTATGCCCAGGCGCTTGAAGAGATCAAGAAGTGCATTCCTC